GCAAAAAAGAGAATAAAGCTTTCTCCTTTTTGCACAGCAACCGCGGCTCTACCAGTCTCTTATCTTGGGCAACCTGACGATTACGCTCCTCGATCGACCAGATTTTCTCAAACAGCAGGACGGTACTTAACCACTCGCGACGACCACGGCACGTGATTGAGATGGCGATGGGTACAACAGGCGGCCAGTTGGCCTCAAAACTGCGCATCGATCAAGGGTTGGGTTTGCCAGACGCGTTCTTACGGCAGGACGGGAAAGGTGGCGGGGCAGACGGAGGCGCGGATGGTGAATGGGCCGCCTTCGGGCTGCACTCCGGAGCGGCACCTGACAATGCCCCTCCCCGCGTAGTGCCAGCCGCGTTGGACGCTTCATCGGGGGCCGGGCGAATAGATACGTTGCGCCCGCTGGTGGGGGACGTCGCTTACAGCCTCTATTTACGGCTGGGGGAGACCGACTATGACGTCACCAAAGATGAGGAGGCCAGCCCAACCGATGTGAGCCACTCCGTGATATGCTCGTACGCTCTTGAGGTCGACGGGCGCACAGCGTTAAACCGGGCCGACGTGGCCTCGCACTGCGCTGTTTACCCCCCGATGGTTCGGCGAGCGAGTGCGACCCCTGTGTCAGTGACAGGTGCGCTGACAACGTCGAGACTCACGAGTGCTGCCGCCGCTTGCGATGGGCTCGCGATGCACGCAGGGTCGGGCAATAACGCTGACGTGAGTCTAGGGATAGGACGCGAGTTCATGTACGACAGAGCGAGGCACCAGGAGAATGGGCTCGAATCCGTGTTCGTCCGCATGTGGCTAGTGCACCTAAGCGTGTTAGCGCGCCAACCTGTGACGCAAGTGGTGGACCCAGCAGTGTTGTCCGCCAGGTTTGCAAATATCGCTGCTCCCGCAGAGAGCGACGCTGCTCGAGCCATGCGGGGGGTAAAGATCAACGCCCGCGGACTTACCAACACCGCGCTGGCGCTGTTGGTGCTAGGTTGCAGCGACACCTCGCAGGCTGCGGGGCTGCATTATCGAGCACGGCGATACAAGTTTGCGAGGTCCGCACTGTCTATGTACGGCATGCAAGGGCTTGGCAGGGTGGCGGTTGCGCTGGACAGGGCTGAAGTGACCGGCTTAGCTATTGTATCTCTAGCAGAGAGGTACGGCGCAGAGCATGCCTGCGGGGCTGGGCTGCAGACGGCATTGATGATGTACGGGGTGAACGATAGCGGAAGGTATGTCCAACTGAAGTGTCCGGAACCCGAATTACACGACGATGTGGCCACCACAGCAGGAATCAGGGCGCTGTCAGTCAAAAGTTACTCAGACTTATCCGACAATCGCCTGCTGTCATTGTCCTTGTTTGTCGGCAGGGCATGGCGCCAGTCGGCGGGCCACCTGCTGCGCTCCTCCACCATGCAGACCACCACAGCCGACATAGATGCGGTGGTAAACACACTGCTGCCTAGCCAGGGTGCGCTGATTAAGGCCGTGGGCAGTGCTCACGCCAGAGCGATGGGTTGGGTAGCGCCGTTGGTGGACACAGTGTCTTATGTGGAGCAAAACTATCGCCTACTGTGGGAGGAACGTGGTATAGTGCACTGTCTCGCCCTCGGGCTGAGGGTGCCTAACTCGGTGCTGGAGGAAGCCACTGCAGTGATAGAGGTCCCGTACCCACCGGCGCTGTCGCCGTCCGATGATCCTCGTTCTGCCGGGCCGCGGGCTGGCAGCCTAGCCACCCTCGGATTAGTGGAGTCGCTGCTGTCGTCATCGGGCGAGGGACTATGCGGGTCAGCGCGGGCTCGAGGGAGACGCCAAGCTGGGCTTGTAGCGGTGCCGGCACAGGTGGTTGCATTGGCTGGACACCGGGTGCAGTTCACCCTGCTGAGCGTAGCTAGCGGGGTAGCTGTGAGAGTGGAAGAGCTGCCAACCCGGCCGCTACTGGCTGAGCCGCTGCAAACCGGGCTGGAGGCAGTCGAGTACGTGCAAGTGCCGTGGGCCCCAGCCCAGGCAGCTCCTGCGCCCGCGCCTCCTGTGGAGTTTCGCGACACTCTGGATCAGTTCCTGCACGCCTACAAGCCGAGTAGGTCAGTGTTGGAGCAGCCTAGGGTGGAGGTAACGCCCAGGATGCAGTCGGGATCGGACGTCCTTAACGTCGTGTTGCCTGAAGATACGCCTGCCCCCTTGCGCGACTCTATCATGGGCGGCACATTGACCCCCGTCAGCGCCGCAGGTGTGGGCGGCTGTGCGGAGGCGATAGTGAACTCATTGCAGGCACAGTATGGGGTGACAGTCTCGACCGGCGAGATAGAAAAGGAGCTGCAGGGGGACCACTCGGGTGGCGAGCTGCTGCAGGTGGGGGCGATGGCCTCGGCGCTGGCCAAGTTTGGGGACTACCGGCTAGTCTTGCTCGACGAACACTCGCAGGGGGTAATTCTGAGGGCGGGCGATAGCGGGAGCAAGCCCGTCACAATACACAGGAATGGTGCGTCTTACAACGCACTGGGGCGTGGGCCGGGCCGCGCAATACGGGTTGGGCTGCGCAGCCACGGGCCACCGGCACGCGAGCCGCAGCGTGAGCCGCGTCGCATGTCACGCAGCAGCTGAGTTGCGTGAGGCCGCAGGCGGGCACCGCTGCCCAGGGTGGCTGGGGCGAGAGCTGTAATCGCAGGTTTCACGGCACGCTTCGGCACCACATTGAGGCGACCAGCTCCTCGAGATGCGGGCGTCGCGCCGGCGCGTGACCGCGCGCGCACCGCTTGGCGTGGATGGGTGCGCACCGCCCTGTACAACCGAGCAGCCGACCATAGGGGCCGCTAACGGAGCGTCCGGCGCCTGCCGAGGCGGCGCACCTCCTGTCGGGCGTGGTGTCCGGGCAAGCAACACCATGGAGTAGTCAGCCAGAACAAAACAAAACAAAAACAAAAACAAAAACAAACACAAAAACAAAACCAAAACCACAAGAAAAACTAAAATCAACCACTGCCGCTGGGTTTACACAGCCTCGCGGCAGTGCGCTTCTTGTTAAACCTAGGGTTCTAACAAGTACC